AGGCTGCGGCAAAGCGTAAGTTTAAGGTTTATCCTTCTGCGTATGCAAATGCTTGGTTGGTGCGTGAGTACAAAAAGCGTGGCGGTACTTATGCCTAGCAGAAAGCCTAAAGGTGGACTGACTAAATGGTTCAAGGAAGATTGGCGAGATGTTAAGACAGGTAAGAAGTGCGGTAGGAGTGGCAAGAAAGATAAAGGTAGACCTTACCCTGCTTGTCGTCCTAAAAGTAAAGCAAGTTCTGCATCTGCTAAGAGAGCGGCTAAACGTAAGACAGGTCCAGCTAGGATAAGTTGGAAAACAAAAAGAAAAAAAGGTAAGAAGTAATGCCATTTTCTAAGTACAGCAAAAAGCAAAAAAAGCTGGCGGCTTTAGCCCCACCTCGCAAAAAAATAACAGGCGCAGATTTAAAGAAGTTAAGAAAAAAGAAGAAGGGTAAGAAGTAATGGCTGAAGAACGTAAAGATCGTAAAGACATGACTCACGCCGAGGCGATTGCGGATCATTTTAGAATACTTGGTAGGCCTAATCCTTTTGCTGTTGCTCATAGCGGTACGCCAGCGCAGCGAAAAGGTGGTCTCGGCTCTAACAAGGGTGCAGCAAGGTATCAAAACACTTCTGCTGAAGATCGTAGAAAAGCAAATACTGATGGTCGTTTTGGTTATTTTGATGAAGTAAATAAACGTTACGTTCCTGCTATATTTGATATGATGGATGGCGGTGGTCGTGACACTAGGGGTGATGAGTTTAAAGGTGGTATCTTTAGCGGTTTGCTTAATGATTTAGGCGTAAAACCATACGGTTCACAAATGGAACGTGCTATGGTTAGTCCTAGTACGTCACCTATTGTGCAGGCTGTAAATGCTGTTCCCTCTCCATCTTATGCTACTATGGACATGGGTGAAGCTGGTCGAGGTTCTATGCCTGCTGATACTCAATTACCTTATGCAAATATGAATATGGGTGAGGCAGGAAGAGGCTCAATGCCGCCAAGTGTACCTTCATCTTATATGGAAGCTGGTCGAGGTTCTATGCCTGCTGATACTCCATTACCTTATGCGACTATGAATATAGGTGAAACTGGTCGGGGGTCTTTACCAAATCCTTTTGATGGTTCGACTTATGATATGCCTGTTGATGTACGTCAGCCAAATATTTCAATACCTTCTCAGTCAACAGGTGATCCAGATTTTGATAAATTTATGGATTTGGTTAGAAAAAATCCTTTAATGCCAAATAGAACTATGGAAGAAAATTATCAGATTTATTTAAATATGAAAAAATCAGGTAGCCTTGGTCAGTTTATGTAATGCCCAGAAGACGAGAGAAAGCCATACCTAAAACGACTAAAGGTAAGGGTCGTAACTATAGGACGGTAAAAGAAGGCGCTGGCATGACTGCTGCTGGCGTAGCTGCACATAGAAGGAAAAACCCAAAGTCGAAACTAAAAACGGCTGTAACAAAAAAGAAAAATTTAACTGCAAAAGAAAAGGCTCGTAAGAAGTCTTTTTGCGCTAGGTCTAGAGGCTGGACAGGTGAACGTGGCAAAGCTGCTCGTAGAAGATGGAATTGTTAAATGGCTTTAAGTAATTACAATGATTTAAAGGCAAGTATAGCCGATTTTTTAAATAGAGATGATTTAACGTCAGTTATTCCTGATTTTATTAGTCTTGCAGAAGCTCAACTAAATAGAGAAATAAGACATTGGAGAATGGAAGATAGAGTTGTTTCGGTAGTTGACTCTCAATATACAGCTTTGCCTAATAACTTTTTAGAACCGATAAGATTAATAAAAACAACAGGAAATTTTCAGATACTTGAGCTTGTTGGTGCTTTGGAAATATCAAAATTAAGACAGGCAAATAATGACAATGTTGGCGTTCCTAAAGTTTATACAATTTTAGATCAAGCCTTCGAGGTGTTTCCAAAACCCGATGGCGACACAACATTTGAATTAACTTATTATGAAGAAATACCAGACTTAGCTACAAACAGCACAAACTGGTTAATGACTTATTATCCTTCTGCATATCTATATGGTTCTTTACTTCATTCTGCGCCATATTTATCTGAGGGTAATAGAATAGCAGAATGGAGTGCATTGTATCAAAAGGCAATCAATGATATAAATGCGGAGAGTGAACGAGCAAAAACTGGCGGCTCTGGTCGCAGGATGAAAATTAGGAGCTATTAAATGGCAAGTTTTACTAAAGTAAATGACTTTGTGGTCAATCTAGCTAATACGATGGATTTAAACGGAGATACGCTAAAAGTAGCTCTTTGTAATACTGATCCAACGGCAGGAACAAATGCGGCAGCGGATGGAAATGGCATATTAGCCAATGTCACCGAAATAAATTACGCAAACTTATCTTCCAGAACATTACAGAATGTCACAAGCACACAAACCTCTGGCACTTATAAATTATCTGCGGATGATTTAGTTTTAACAGCGTCAGGTGGTTCGGTTGCAGCATTTCGATACGTTGTAATTTATGATGACACACCGTCATCGCCAGCCGATCCTCTAATTGGTTATTACGATTACGGTTCGTCTTTAACACTGAACGATGGCGATACGTTTACAATAGATATTGGAACAAACGGTATCTTAACACTGACATAGTAGGAGAGCGTCATGGCAAAACTTTTTAACAGAGCCAAAATGACGACAAGCACTACTGGAACAGGAACCGTGACTTTGGGTTCTGCTTCTGTCGGCTTCCAATCTTTTGCTGATGCTGGTGTTTCGAATAGTGATGTTGTCCAATATGTAATAGAAGAGGGAGCCAACTTCGAAATTGGAACAGGCACATATTCCAGTAGTGGTACTTCTCTGACAAGAACGCCCACGGAAAGCAGTAATAGCAACAACGCAATTACTTTAGCTGGAAATGCTACTGTGTCGGTCACTGCTGTTCACTCAGACTTTAATGTTCTACAGCACGAAGGTTCTACAAAAGTTGCGGTATCTGCGACAGGTGCATCTGTAACTGGAAACTTGTCTGTTTCTGGTACAATTCCTGCTGGTCAGCTTACTGGTGCAATGCCAGCTATTGATGGTTCAGCATTGACAGGCATTCAGGGTATTCCTAGCGGTGCTATCATGATGTGGAACGGCACAAATGCAAACATCCCGTCAGGTTTTGTTTTATGCGATGGCAGCAACGGAACTCCTGACTTAACAGATAAATTTATATTAGGTCGTGGATCAAGCAGTAACTCTGGAAATTCTGGTGGTGCTAACACTGTTACTTTGGCAGAAGGTAACTTGCCAAGCCACTCACATGGTGCTGGTAATTATGTGACAAGTAACACTGGCGCACACTCACATACTTTAAGTGGTAATACTAATAACACTGGCGGTCACAGTCATAATACAAACAACACTGGTAACCACTCACACAATACTCTTATTTATGGTGCAGGAAATACAAGATATTTTTTGACCGCTGGGCTTACCTCTAATTATGCAAGTAACAATGTTTTTGCTGGCACAAGCAATACTGGGGGCCATAGCCACAACACAAATAACGCTGGTAATCACAGTCATAACGTTGGTGGAAATACAAGTAATACTGGAAACCATTCCCACAACGTTTCTGGAAATAGTGGCAATGTTGGTAGCGGTTCTGCGCTCACTATCACACCAATTCATTTTACATTGGCGTTTATAATGAAAACCTAATATGGCACAAAAAGTAAAATTTCATGCTTCCCAAGAAGTGCTAGACGCATATCCGCATCCATATCCTTCTGTAAAAAACTTACCAGATTGGTTTAAAAATTTACCGCCATCATTGGATAGTCACCCTGCAAATGGCTCTGTCAAAAGATGTATTCCGTTCTTAGAGGCTTGTAATCAAGGTTTTATTATTCCTTTCTATTGTGATGTTTTTGTTCATGCAGATGCTGAAAAAATAGATTTCGAGTTTGCTGAGAAAAATCTTTGCGATGGAATGTCACCACATTCTAAAGAGCAAGTTGAAGGGCATCCATTTGAAAATTTTAAATATGGAAAAGTGCCTCTTAAATGGCACAATCCTTGGGTTATACAAACGCCAAAAGGTTATAGCTGTTATTTTGTATCTCCATTTAATAGACTAGAAGATAGATTTAAACTTTTTGATGGTGTTGTGGATACTGATAATTATTATAATAATATAAATTTTCCGTTTATATGGACGGCTGGAGAAGGTGAATATTTAATAGAAAAAGGCACACCTATGGTGCAAGTGATACCGTTTAAAAGAGATACTATAAAGCATGAGGTCGGTGTGATGGACAACAGAAAAAGAAATAAAATTAATAATAAATTACAAACACTTTTTAACAATAAGTACAGACGTTTGTTTTGGCATAAAACGGAGAAAGAAAGATGACAGTTAAAGCACTTGCATTATGGACTACTGGCAAAGTATCCATACAGATAGACGGTGAAGAGTATATAGCAGAAATTACTCACCCTGCATTTTCAACAGAGCATCAAACTGCGTTGGCAGCTATGAAAAATAGCCTACAAGCAGATGGCGCATCTGAAATTTTTATAGAAGAACATCCGCATGAAAGTTTTATTCATAAAATAATAAATGGGAAAAATCACACGTCTGATAATGTAAATTCTTATCAAGTTTTTGTTGATTTAAGAAAATATGCGGATGATTTGAAAAATTATGAGGATGTAGGTAGTATCCCAGACGATATTGATATTGGAGATTAATCTATGACGATTGCATCACAACCGATAGCTGGTGGCCCAATAGCATCAAGTGGCGGTGCGAATTATGCAATGTCCGTTACAAGCGGTACGTTTACGCTTTCGATGCAAGGTGCTGCTAAACTTATTACAGACACTTATCCAAGCGGCACATTTGTTTTAAGTGGGCAACCAATAGGGTTTAGAGAAGAGTATGCTTATCCAATTCAAAGCGGAACCTTTACGCTAACTGGTCAACCAACAACTGCATCTATTGGTAAAGGTATATTCTTAGAGCCTATTGGCACATTTGCATCGACAGGTCATGCCGTAAGTTTTCAGAAAAATTTAAGCCCAGATGCACAAGTAGGCGTGTTTACGTTAACTGGGCAAGATCAAACTTATGCAATCGACATATCAATTATACCACCAGCCGCTACGTTTACGCTAACTGGTAATGAAGTAATTTTTGGTTTTGATATTGATGCAGAAACAGGAACATTTGCGTTAACTGGACAAAGTGCTGCATTGCGGCATGGAAGAACCATATCAATACCAGATGCACAAGCATATACTTATCAAGGATACGAAGTAAAATTTAGAGGTTGGTTTAGTCCGTTTGTTCCACCAGCAATATGGACGGATGCGGCTTAAACTGGTATGCTAAGTAAAATAGGAGATTAAAATGGCTATATCGATTACTAAGCCTGTCGTGGGCGGTGACGAAAACACATGGGGAACAAAATTAAATACAGCCCTTGATGTTATTGTAGACGCTTCTAATGGAACAAGCGGCACTATTGCCCCAGATTTAAGCACACTTACCATTAACAGCACTAACGTTACAGCTACGGCAGCAGAATTAAATGTTGTTGATGGCGATACCGCTGCAACAGCTACTACTGTCGTAGGTGCGGATCGTGTTGTTTTTAATGACAACGGCACTATGAAACAAGTAAGTCTTGCTGACATAAATACATATATTCAAAGCCAAGCTGCGGCTGGTGGTAATGGTCAAATCACGATTAGTGCTGGAAATGCCATAACTGGGGGTGGTACTTTTACAGTAAATCAGGCAGGCAATAGTACCGTCACTTTAGACCATCAAGATACTTCAAGCCAAAGCAGTGTAAACAATAGTGGACAAACGTTTATTCAGGATATAACGCTCGACACATATGGACACGTTACTGGTATTAACTCAGCAACAGCCTCAAGTGGCGTAACTTTTCTTGCGAGTGGAACGCAATCAGCAAGTTCATCTGGCGGTGGTAATTTTACTATAAGCACTGGTGTAGCTAATAAAAGTTTCTTAATTAGGCCAACTTTTTATAGCAGTAACTTGTCAGGAGCAGGGCCATTTTTTGGAACTACGGACGGTAGCGGCAACATCTCGGCACAAGTTTCGGCTGTTGGTAATAACCAAAGTTTTACTGTGTCATATGTAGTATTTTAAAAAGGTAGAAAATAATGCAACACGATTTTAACAGCAAACATAAGTATATGACGCTTAATTCTGAAAATATTGTCGTACAAACCGTTTTTTCAAATTCAAATGAATTTATTGTTTCAAAAGCAATGGTTGCTATGCCAGAAAATATTAAGGAAGACCCCATCGGAAAAGTTTACGATGCAAAAACAAAAACTTTTTCAGAAGCCCCTCTGACTGTTGATGATATAAAACAAAAAAGAGATGAAATACTTACTTCACAAGTTGATCCAATAGTAAGTAATCCTTTGCGTTGGGAAGATTTGGGTGAAGAAAAGCAAAATGAGTGGCGCACATATCGTAAAGCATTATTGGATATAACAAGCCAAAAAGGATGCCCAACAAACGTTATATGGCCGACAAAGCCATCTTAGGAGTAGACAATGCCATTAGTGCCTTTAAAATTACAAGCAGGGTTTTACCGCAACGGCACAGAATTTGACGCTAGTAATAGATGGCGTGATGGAAGCCTTGTTAGATGGCGAGATGGTTCACTGCGTCCGATTGGCGGATGGCAAGCGTTTAAATCTGGTTTTTGCACAAATCCAGTGAGAGGATCACACGCTTGGGAAAGTAACGCAGGAACTGCTTACTTTGCTGGCGGCAGCTATAATGAACTTATAGCCATGACAGGCGCAGGGGTAACTTATGATATAACGCCAACGGTTCTATCGGCTGGTCGTGAGGATGCTGCACTAAATTTAGGTGCTGGTGGTGGTTTTTACGGCATTGGGTATTACGGCACTCCAAGACCATCAACAGGAACTTATTCTGAGGCAACATCATGGTCGCTTGATAACTTTGGTGAATATTTGCTTGGGGTTCATTTTGATACAGGAACTTTAGTAGAGTGGCAACTTGGATCGTCAGCCGTTGCAGTTCCAGTAGCAAATGCGCCAACTAATAATCTTGGATTAGTCGTGACCGAAGAGCGATTTGTTTTTCTTTTAGGTGCTGGTGGAAACCCACGCAGAGTGGCTTTCTCAGATAAAGAAAATAATACAATCTGGACACCAGCGGCAACAAATGAAGCTGGAGACATTGACCTTCAGACAAGCGGTCAAATTATGCAGGGCATAAAAACAAGAGGTCAGACGCTAATAATAACCGACACTGACGCATTCTCAGCAAAATACATTGGCCCACCATACGTTTATGGTTTTGATCGTGTTGGTACTTCGTGCGGTGCAGTTTCTAGAATGAGTGCAGTAGATACAGATGTCGGTGCTTTTTGGATGGGTCAAAATGGCTTTTTTACTTTTGATGGTAACAGGGTCAGAGAGCTTCCTTGTGAGGTTCATGATTATGTTTTTGATGATTTGAATGTAAACCAACAATCTAAAATATGGGGATTTAGTAATGTTGAGTTTAGCGAAATCTGGTGGTTTTACCCATCTGGTAGTAGCTTGGAGATAGACAGATATGTTGCTTATGACATACTTGAAAACCATTGGCTGATAGGTAATCTATCACGAACATCTGGCGTACCAAGGGGAGTTTTTAGAACGCCGATTATGACAGGTGAGTATGCAGCAGAAACAGTAACTTACAATGTGACAGTAGTTTCGGATGGCGGCAATAAATATGCTATTTCAAGTTATTCTGGCTCTGCACCAACAATAACTCTTACAAAAGGTAACACATACAAGTTTGATCAATCAGACGCTTCAAACGCCACGCACCCACTTCAGTTTTCTACAACTTCAGATGGTACGCATGGTGGTGGTTCAGCATATACCACAGGGGTCACAGTAGTCGGAACCGCTGGGCAAACTGGTGCATATGTTCAAATAGTTGTAGCAGATAATGCGCCCGATACGCTATATTATTACTGCACACAACACTCAGGCATGGGCGGTACTGCAAATATCAATGGACAAGTAGTTGTTTTTAACCATGAGCAAGGTTTGAACTACGATAGCGGTTCTGTTTTTTGTGAAACTGGTCCAGTGTCAATCGGCAATGGTGATAATGTTATGTACGTTACGTCAGTTATACCTGATGAAAAAACTCAAGGTGATGTAAATATGACTTTTAAAACAAGGCTTCATCCTAACGGTTCAGAATCAACATTTGGTCCATTTGTTCCTTCAAATCCTACAGACGCTAGATTTAGTGGAAGACAAGTAAGAATGAAGGTAGAGGGAGTTAAGGCTGCAAAATGGCGTGTGGGAACTATGCGTTTAGAAACAAGGGTTGGAGGTACTAGATAATGCCAGTTACTCCACCAGTTATAGGTGCAGACATTAGGCAGTGGGGGCGTGAGCTTAATTTATTTCTCAGTAGAAATTTAGGTAAACTATTTTTTAAACAATCTGGTGATGTTCCATCTGAAAATGGTATTTTTCTATGGGATGAACAAAGAAATTATCCTGTAGTTTCTGCACAAAATGTATTTAAACAAGTAGCTATGAAGCAAACCACACCTAGTTCTAGTGTTGGTGCATCTGGCGATGGAGCAGGCATGATAGCTTGGGATACTAACTATATTTATATTTGTACTGCTGCATATGATGGATCAACAGCAATTTGGAAGAGGGTAGCACTGTCTACATATTAAATGCCTAAAGATACACAAGTAAATGAATTAGAAAGATGCCGCCCTTGGATAGAGGCGGCTTTGGAGTATTCTGGCGGTACTCATAGCTTTAAAGATGTGGCAAAAGGTATTCTTGAGGGCAATATGCAGTTATGGCCTACTCCAAGGGGGTGCATTGTTACTGAAATTGTGGTATATCCTAGAAAAAAGGTGCTAAACGTGTTTTTAGGCGGCGGTGAACTAGATCAGTTGTTAGATATGCACAATGATGTTACAGCTTGGGCAAAAAGTTATGGATGTGAGGCTTTGAGTATTACAGGCCGTTTTGGATGGAAGAAACCCTTAAAAGCGCATGGCTGGAAGCCATTACACGCTTCGTTTCAAAAGGAGATATAGAATGAGTGGTGGTAAAGGTGGTGGAAGAACTACAACAACAGAAATACCAGCATATATTGAGGATGCCGCTAAATCAAATTTAGCTCTTGCTGATAGAATATCTAACATAGGATATACGCCTTATTATGGTCCAGACGTTGCTGCATTTTCTCCAATGCAAGACGCAGCTTTTCAAAACACGCAAGATGCAGCTTCAGCCTTTGGAATGAATACAGGAGAAGGGCGATTTATGCCTGAACCAACAGAATTTGCTGGTGGTGCTATGGGTTATTCTTCTGCACCTATATTTGAGCAATCTGTAGAAAACTTAGCTCAGTTTAGGCCAGCGCAAAGTCAATTTATGGATACATTCTTTATGGACCCTGTTACAGGTGAGGCAGGAAGTAACGCTGCTCCGTTAGGAAGCGCAGAAAGTTTTACTCCTACAAGCTATACAAATACTTCACCATTAGGGGTGCAACCTATATCAAGAAATGCAATGACGAGGGGTAAATAATATGGCAGGCGCAGCAAATCCAGCAATGACAATGAACCCTTATCAAGGGGCGGCACAAGCAACAATGGCAGCAGGCCAAGGCTTTGCTAATCCAAATGTAGATCAGTTTATGAACCCATTTAATGATGCGGTGGTTGATAAAACATTGAGAGATGTTGGAAGCGCTGCTCAGATGGGTCTAAATAATATTGGCGCAGGAGCGCAAAGAGCAGGCGCTTACGGTGGCTCTAGGCAAGGTATTATGGAAGCTGAAGCATTAAAAGGTTTTCAGCAACAGGCATTAGATAAGGTTGGAGCATTACGTCAAAGAGGTTTTGATAATGCTATAAATAATGCGTTTAGATCAGCGCAGGGGTTGCAGGGTGTAGGCTCTCAGGCTTTTAACATGGGGCAAGCTATAAATCAGCAACAAATGCAGCAAGGCACTATGCAGCAGCAACTAATGCAAAACCTTATTAATGCAGCTAGAGGGCAGTATGATAATTTTTCTAGTGCGCCAGCAAATAAATTAGCATTGCCACTTGCCGCATTAGGCGCTGCACCAGTGCCGCAAACTCAGATGCAATCTAGGCAATTAGGAATTATGGATTACTTAACAGCAGGGCTTTCTGGCATAGCTGGTATGCCAAGATTTATGTAGGTTAAAACATGATTAGAGATTATGATATTAAAGATTATGATTTTAGAGATTTTGCAGGAGCAGCGGCAAGCGCACTTAATACATTAAGGTTTGAGCCTGATAAAGGTCTTAATCAAGCGCTACAAACGATAAACCAGCAAAGAACTGTTCAGCGTGGTAAAAATAAAACTATAGAATATTTAAAAAGTTTGGGTACGCCTATGGCTGATAGGCTTGCTAATATGGTTGGTACAGGTGTGTTTGCCCCGAATGACGCTTTTAAAATTATGTTTGATATGGAGCAAGATGCAAAAAAGAAACAAGATGCGTTTGCATTAGCTGAGTTTACAAATGAACTTGCTATGAAAAGAGATGCTGCAAAACCACCAAAATTATCAACATATGATAAAAAATATGCTGCTTTGATTGGGGCTGGAACCCCAGATGATTTGGCAAAAGGTCTTGCTTCAGGAAGATTAATAACGCAACAAAATCCCCAAACAGGATTGACTATTGTTTTTGATACTGTGTCGCAAACACAATATTCTCTTCCAGATCAAGTTAATTCTCAAGTAAATCAAGCTGCAACAAGATTTAATGAAGATGAGGAATTATTAGATGAGTTTAAAAATCTAAATATAAAAACAGCAATGGGTTTAAGAGGATGGTTTAATAATGCTTTAAATCTTGTAACCGATGCTGTGGGTGCAGGAAATTATTTTTCTCCTGAATCTAGTAAGGTTCAGTCTGCAATGAAAGTTTTAGAATTATCAACATTAGCTTTAGCTGATACGCAATTTGCAGGAAAGCCTACAAACTTCGTGAGAGAACAAGTAAAAGATAAGTTAACAATAAGCCCTAATGAAATATTTACTGGTCCAGATGGTGCGCTTAATAAAGCTAGAGATGTAATTCGTGAGCTTGAAAAGACTTTGCGAAACACAGACGCTATAATAAATAGTAATCAATCAACTGTTGACGCTAGAAGGCAAGCTAGTGACGCTCAACCTCAAGTTAAAAATTTACTTGGTAGTTACAAGTCTCTTGTAAAAGCTTTAGAAAATAACAGTTCAACAACATCTGAAACATTTGAAGTTCCAGATGAAGATGCTGCTCTTATTCAGGAAATTCTTAGAAGTGCAGGAGATATAGATTAATGGCTTCTGTAGAATTTAATGATGTTATGAAAGCTTTGAGAATTGCAAAGTCTCAGGGTGACAATGATAAAGCTCTAAGACTTGCAAGATTAGCAAACTCTATGATGAAGGATGAGCCTAAGAATGTTGGCTCTTTTAGGTCTGTAATGGGGCAGATTAACAAAGAAATTGCAGAAGGTGTAGGCGGCTTAGTAGATTTTATAAATCCATTTGATAAATATACAGGATCGGCAGAACAAGGTTTAAAAAACTTAATGGAATCGTCAAACATAAGTGTTGCTGATAGGGAAGCTGAAGGATTAAGAGAAAGCGCAGGGGCAGGGCTAGGAAGGGCTGCTGCTGCGGTTGTTCCTATAGCAAAAGGCGTTCAGGCATTGCAGGGTGTTGGCGGTTTAACTGGTAGGGTAGCTCAATCTGTGTTTCCATCCATAGCTAGTACAGGTGGCGTTGGGGCAGAATTATTAGCAGGCGCAGGAGCAGGGGCAGCGCAAGAAGAGGCTAGGCGTAGAGGTTACGGTGATACTGTTCAAGGTATAGCTGGTGTGGCTGGTGGTTTAGGCGCAGGATTAGCTCCTGCTACAGCTAGAGGTGCTGGCTCTCTTGCTGCAAATAGTATTGCAGGTCGATTTTTAAAAGGCGGCACTGATAAAATAAAATCAACACTAGCTCCATATACTGAAGCTGGAGCAATGCCATTAGCTTCTGAGAGGGCGCAAACTGGTGTAGGTGGCAGGGCTGAAGCTGAAAGAATTGCTGATACTGAGCTTACACCTAGTTTATTAAATTTAACTCCTGCGGCAAAAAGTGGTAATGAGTTTTTAGCAAGATTAGAGCGTGGCGCTATGGATAGAGATGCAGCGCTAAAGAGCAGAATAGAAGAAAGAAGATTACAAGCAGATGATGCAGCAAGAGCAGAGCTTACGCCTGAAGGTAATGTTTCTGACACGCAATCTTTTGTAACGGAAAGAATTAAATCTTTTACTAATACAATGAATGGCTTTATCAAGTCGGCTCAAAATAATGCTGTTGCAAGAATATCCAATGAGGGCGCTGATGATGTTCAAGCTAGTGTTATTTTAGCTAACGAGCTTTCTGCTGCTAAAAATGCGGCAAGAGCTAAGCGAAATGAACTTTGGGATGAAATAGACAAAGATCAAGTAATTCCTGCGCCACAATCAAGCGCAGCCGTTTTATCTCAGAAAAAAACTTTAGGAGCTTTTTCTGAAAAAGATGTTCCTGAAGCAATAAATCAATTTCGCACAAAATATGCTAAAAAAAGTAAAGATATAAAAGTAAGAGACTTACTTGATTTATATTCAAAGCTTAGAGCTACAGCTAGAGATGCTTCGTCTGGTGAAAATCCAAATAGCAATATGGCAAGATTAGCCAATGAGATAGCTCCAATTATTTTAAAAGATTTAGATGATGTGGATGCTTCAACATTGTTAGGTAAGCAAATAGCTGATGCGAGAGACTTTACAAAAATATATCACGATAAGTTTTCTCGTGGAACTGTTGGTCAAATAATGGCTAAAAAATCGTCAGGTGATCCTAAAATAAGAGATGAGTTAACCTTAGAAAAGTCTCTTGATAGAGGTAGCAGAACAGAAAGAGAGCTTGCTGCTAGAGATTTATCTGATGCGCTGGAAGGTAGGAGTGACGAGGGAATAGGTGCAATAGCAACCTTTTTAAGGTCTAGGTTTGACGATGAGGCTTTTCCTAACAACCAATATAATCAAGCAAATGCTCAAAGATTTCTAGATAAGTATAGTAGAGTTTTGTCTGATGATTCTTTTGGTTCTGTCAGGGCTGATATTGATAATGCAATAAAATCTCAGCAAAAAGTTGCAAATGTTACAGAAAAGGCAACTGCTGCACAAACTGCTGCAAATACAGAAAAAGGAAATACTTTATTAAAATTTGCGTCAGTAAACCCAAATACAGCTATTGATCAAATATTATCTTCAGCTAACCCTAAAGCTGCTATGGCCTCTTTATTAAAGACAGCTAAAAAAGATGCTACTGGTCAAGCACTTGCAGGCATAAAATCAGCTTTATCTCAAAGAATATTAGATAGGTCTATTTCAAGGTTAGATGTTGTTAGGGGTATAGATACTGCTACCTCAGAAGTAAGAGGAACTAAGGTAGCAGAGATTTTAAGAAATAAAGACTTTATGAGCATTGCTAGACAGGTTTATTCTAATGCAGAGTTAAATAGATTGAAGGTACTATCAAGAGAACTTCAAAAACTTGATATAACTAGAGTTGGTTCTGACGCTGGAATTGATCCATTTCCTACAAATAAACTTGTCGAAATTATCGGAAGAATTTTAGGTGCTAGATATGGTGCTTCACTTGGCGGTAATACGGCTGGTGGCGGCTTGCAAGGCGCTCAAATTGTCTCAGGAAGAGTAAGAGACTATTTAGCAAGGTTAACAACTAATAAAGCAGAACAGTTATTAATGAGGGCTGTTGAGGATGAAGAGTTAATGAGAACTTTACTTTTAAATGCAACGCAGCCTAAAAACTTTGCAAGAATAGAAAGAAGTCTAGCGCCCTACTTGGTTGGAACTGCGGCAGGGCTAGAGGAGCAATAGATGGAACTAAAAGCCAAAACAGAACTAGAGATAGAAAGCATTGTTCAGGCCGCTATTGATGACGCTGTAGACTTTGTTGAGAGCGAAATATCTGAGGACAGAATTAGAGCGCAACGCTACTACGATGGTGAGGTAGATATAGGCTATGAAGATGGGCGCAGTAAAGTAGTCGCTACTAAAGTTCGGGATACGGTTCGAGCTATTAAGCCTTCATTAATGCGTGTGTTTTTAAGCACCGCAAGACCAGTTGAGTTTATGCCTCATGGTCCAGAAGATGTAAATATGGCAGAGCAAGCAACTGATTACGTTCACTATGAGTTCCAACGTAGCAATGGTTATAGGGTGTTGAACGATGCGTTTCACGATGCGCTAATTAAAAAGCAAGGTATAGTCAAAGCTTACTGGGAAGAAATGCCAGAAGCAGAGATTTATACTTATACAAACTTATCTGATGATGAATATACGTTTTTAGTGCAGGATGATGATGTAACTGTTTTAGAGCATACCGTTGAACAAGAAATGAGTATGGATGAGCAAGGCGTTGAAATAGAAATGCCTGTTCATTCTGCAAAAGTGTCGAGAAAAATGTATGCTGGTTGTTTAAAAATAGAAAGCATACCTCCAGAGGATTTTTTTGTAGATAGAAATTGCAGAACTTTAGAGGATGCTCATGTTATTGTTCATAGAACAGAAATGAGGGCTAGTGATCTTATTTCTATGGGCTTTGATGCTGAAGAAGTTTTAAAACTTGATAGTTTTGATGCAGGCACAGAAATGACTGAAGCCGAGCGAACTGAAAGACAGGGCTATACAAGTGATTTTAATGAAACAAGCTCTGATCCATCTATGAATCAAGTTACTTTAACAGAAGCTTATATGCGGATGGACGTTGATGGAACAGGGGTTGCTGTGTTGCATAGATTTCTATGCGGTGGAACTAGGTATAAACTGCTAGATTATGAGTTAGCAGATGAATTACCTTTTGCAAAATTTGAAGTAGACCCAGAACCACACACATTTTATGGCAGAAGTATTGCTGATCTAGTTATAGATGATCAGGACGCAGCAACCTCTATTTTAAGAGGTATATTAGACAATGTAGCTATGACTAATAATCCTAGAGTTGGTATAGTCGATGGCGCAGTAAATATAGACGATGTTTTGAATAACGAAATAGGTGCTATTGTTCGTATGCGTCAGGCAGGCGCAGTGCAGGATTTAGCTGTGCCATTTACAGCAGGCCAAACGCTAGGCGCACTAACCTATCTAGATCAGCTTGTAGAGGGCAAGACAGGCGTTACCAAGGCTTCTATGGGCTTAGACCCTGATGCTATGCAGTCTACAACTAAGGCCGCTGTACAGGCTACTGTGCAAGCAGCAGCAGGGCAAGTAGAAGTGATGGTGCGAAACCTAGCTGATGGTGCTAGAGACTTGTTTGGCTTAATGTTGAGATTGCTGCAAAAGAACATGGAAGACGGAGCTATGATGCGTATGAATGGACGTTTTCAGCCTGTTGATCCTAAAGCTTTTGACATAGATATGGACATTAGTATTAATGTTGGGCTTGGCACTGGCAGAGAGGAAGAAAAAACAAACGCTTTAGCTATGGCTCTACAGCAGCAAACTATGGTTTATCAAACATATGGCGCTATGAATGGTTTGGTATCTCTAACAAACATCCGTAATACTCTTGCAGACATATTAGCTTCTAGCGGTATTAGAAACGCAGATCGTTATTTTGCGCCAATTACGCCAGAGATAGAAATGCAATTAATGCAAATGCAACAACAGCAACAAGCTATGTTGGCGCAACAAGGCCAAGGGCAAGACCCAGCTTCTATGATGGTGCAGGCAGAAGCAATGAAAGCACAAACAAAAGCGCAAGTTGATTTGCAAAGAGCGCAAATGGATGATGCTAGAAAGCGTGAAGAAATGGCTATGGATGATGATTTAAAACGAGATCAGATGGCGCAAAATCTATATGTTGATGCAGCAAAGACTTTAGGTCAATATGGATCAACTGTAGATGTGGCTAAGATTAAGGCAGAGCAAGAAAGAGAGCGGCAAATAAATGATATGACCGCTAGAGCAGCAGGGTTATGACAACAGAGGTAAGAATAGCGGCAGATGATGCTGAGAGATTAAAAAACGATACTGCTTTTACGCAGTTTGTTGAGGATGTTCGTAATGAGCAAATTAGGCTTTTTACGACTAGCGCCGCTCAAGACGTTGAGCAACGTGAAGAGGCGCACGCAATACTGCGTGCATTAAACAAGATCGAAGTGCAGCTTGACGCTGCAATAGCAGCAAAGACACTTTTAGATCGTAAAGAGTAGAGGACAGTACCGTGCAAACGACTGACAATATAGAAAGCGCCATTGAACAAATCATAGCGCCAGCGCAACAAGAAACAGGCGAAACTAATCAAGTTGAGGAAGAAACATCTGTAGCTCCAGAAGCTGAAGAAGCTGAAGTGGAAGCAGTTGAAGAAACTGAGGAACTTGATGAGGTAGAGGTGTCTGATGAGGAATTATTAGATGCCGATATTGAAGCAACTGACATTGAAGAGGAAACTGTCGAGCCAGAGTATTACACCGTCAAATCTGACGGCAAGGAAGAAACGGTAACAATAGATCAGTTAAAGCAAAGTTATTCAGGTCAAAGCGCAATAAATAAGAGGTTTCAAGAGGTAGCTGAAGCTCGTAAAGAAGTTGAGAAGAAAGCTGCTGAAATCTCACAACGTGAGCAAATGATAACTCAGATGTACAATCAAGCACAGCAACAAGGTTTTGTGTCACAACCTCAGTTACCAGATCATACTTTGGCAGAGAGTGACCCCATTGCTTATATGGAGCAAAGGGCAAAATATGATGCTGATATGCAGAGTTACCAGCAGCAGCAGATGCAAATGCAACAACTACAACAGCAACAACAGAAGCAAGCTGATGAACAGCACCAATCTTTTGTTGCAGAACAGGCTGAAATAATTAGAGGTAAAATTCCTGAATTGGCTAATCCAGAAAAGAGTCAAGCTCACTGGAGGTCACTTATGGATAGTGCCAAAGAGTATGGCTTTAGCGATGAAGAGATCGCAGCCACAGCCGATGCACGTTATATCCAAATGGCTAACGATGCTATGAAATTTAGACGTATTGTTGCAAATCGCAAAAAGGCAGAAGCCAAAGGCAAGAAAGCCAAACCTGTTGTAAAAGCTGGTGCTAAGAAGGTCGCTGATCCAGAAGGCTCACTAAAGCGTAAGCAATTTGCTAAATTGCAAAAGACAGGTCGAATGGAAGATGCAATCGATCTAATATTGAAAACTTAGCATTAACAAAATGCTATAAGCCGTTGAAAGGAATAGATAAATGGCACAACCAGCAAATACCTTTGATAGCTACGATCAGGTAGGTATTAGAGAAGACTTGAGTGATGTTATAAATAACATTACTCCAGAGGCCACTCCGTTTCACAGTAAGTGTCCTAAAACAACAGCCAACAATACGTTGGTAGAATGGCAGACTGATACACTTCGTAACAGTGCCGCAAACGCTCATATTGAAGGTGATGCAACTACTGCACAAGCAGCCACTGCAACTGTTCGACTTAACAACCGAACACAAATCTTCAAAAATGCGGTAATCGTATCTGACACTGACGAAGGCCTCAATAAAGCTGGAAGGCAGCGTGAGATGGCCTACCAAATTGTAAAAATTGCCAAAGAGCAAAAATTAGACATTGAAAAAGCTCTATTTGACAATAATGCAAAAGTAGCAGGGAACTCCAGTACTGCGAGAGAGTTGGCAGGCGCACCAGCTTGGATGACTACAAACGTGAACTTTGTTTCTGCGTCATCTGGTGCTAACCCAACGGGCGATGGTACGGATGCACGAACAGATTCGGGCGCACCTACTGCGTTTTCACAAGCTAAATTTGATGCTGTTATGCAATCAATTTGGGAAAATGGTGGGGAGCCTGACACTGTGTATCTCAGCGCATTCCAAATGAATGTGGCATTGGGCTTTACTGGTAACAATAACCAGCGTTCACAAGTGCAAGCATCTGACGAGCGTGTTATCAAAAGTCTCGCAGTATACACGACTCCTTGGGGTACTATTGAGTTTATGCCCTCGAGGGAGAACAGAAGCCGTGACGTTTTCATCATGCAAGATGATAAGTGGGAGATTGCGACATTGCGTCCAACTAAAAACACTGAGCTTGCAAAAACTGGTGATAACACTCAGAGACAAATCGTCACTGAGCTTACACTCTGTGCTAAAAATGAAGCTGCAAACGGCATTATTGCCGATAACACAACTTCATAATAAAATAATAGGTAGGGGCAAAAATGCCCCTACTTCTAACAGGAGAAAAACATGAAAGTTTTAGTAGTAGATAGAAGCATCTCAACGTCTAAAGGTATTGTAAGAGGTGGAGATGAGGTTGATCTGCCAGAAGCAGAAGTAAAAAAGATTATGGCTATGAAGCCAAATGCTTTTGAAGTGCTAAAAGCAGACCCAAAGCCTGCAAAGAAAACAGCAAAAAAGAAACGTGCTAGAAACGATGATGGCACACTAAAAGCTGATGATCCTAGCACACCAGAAAATGAGGCATGGGAAGATGGCTAAAATTGGCGAGTCATATAAGTTTGAAGATGATACGCTAATCATCAAAAACACGCATGACGCTAATGATATGCTCAAGGATGTTGAACACGCAAGGCAACATTCTGATAATAGCTTTGGCTCTGATTATAAGCACGTTGGTAACGTAGATATGGCGTTACTTAGCGTGTGGCTAAAAGAAGCTGGAGTTAGCTGGTCAGATACTGGCGCAGTTAAAGAAGTGCTAAAAAGAAAGCTTATGAGTAATGAGTTTTCCAAACTAAGAGTTTGGGAAGGTAGCTACTAGCGTGGATTTGCCCAAGGTTAACATATTAACCGCTGGCACAATGATAGTAGCGATTGTCGGCACAATAAGTGGTGGCATATGGTATGCTTCTAGCCAAGCTTCTGTGATTGAGGGTCTTAGCGCAGAAGTAGAAAGATTGACTATTGAGAATAATGCAACTGATCGAACTAATTTAATCAGGGATGTAGAAGCAAATAGCGAACAAATAGATGAGATTATAGACTACATTGTCGAAGTCGAAGAGGACGGTGGCGAAACGATTGATGAAATTTACGAAGAGATCGATGCGCTACATGAAGAAACTGCTTCTATGGCTCAACATATGATGGCTATAATTAAGTTACAAGCAAGGGTAGCAGTTTTGGAAAAAACGATGCAGTTTACAAAAAATGATGGGATGTAACTATGGACCCCATAACAATCCTTGCAAGCATAAAAACAGGGCTTGCTGCTGGTAAAACTGTTGCAGGGCTAAGTAAGCAGATTGGGCAATTTTTTGACGCAACTGACCAAGCAAAAAAAACTTTACAGAAAAAAGGTGTATCAAGCAAAAGTGCAAATGCTACGGCGTTGGATCGCTGGGCTAAAATACGCCAAGCAGCAGAAGCTGAAGAAGAACTCAAAGAGTGGATCACTCAAACGTATGGCAGAAGTAAATACTTAGAGTTACTGAAAATTAGGCGAGAGGTGCTTGCTGAAAAACGTGAAGCAGAAGCCCAAGCTAGAAGGGATCAGATAGCACAGCAAGAGCTTATGATTACAATCTTTGGTATAGTTGTTTTATTGATTTTTACATTTGTTGGAGCCACAGCTTATATGCATTATATGGAGTGGATTGATGTGAGGGATTATTTTCCATGATTTATGTTTTAATTTTTTTACATTTTATAAACACAGACAACTTGCATTATTATCAGATAGGAACCTATTCGGATAAACAGCAATGCCTAGAGCAAGCAGAAAAAGCAAAAATACTAGTAACACACAACTCAATGAAAGTAGCTTGCCTAGAGGTGAACGCCCAACAATCATAGAGCGTGGTAAGAAGTTTGCAGCATACGATAAAAATGGTAAGCTGCTGATATTGGGGTACGAAAGAAGAATAGTACAGGAGTATGCATATGCCCAAACAAAAGTACGACTTAAACGATAACGGCAAGATTGATGCTGATGAGCGTGAGATCATGCTAGAGGATCGCAGAAGGATTATGATTGATGCTGATGCTAAAAGAGATGCACAGAGGCGTATGGCATGGTTTAGCCTTACAGGTATGCTTTTGTTTCCCTTTGGCGTAGTGTTTACAGAGTGGATGGAGCTTCCTAGAGCTTCAGAAATGCTATCAAGCATGAGCAATATATACTATGTCAGTATCGCCGCCATTGTTGCAGCATATTATGGATTTACAAACATGGGGTCTAAAGAATGATAGGACAATTATTAGGACCAGTCGCAGGTCTAGCTAGTAGTTGGCTCGATGCAAAAACTACAAAGCAAGCTGCAGAAGCGAAGCTAAAGCTTACAGAAGCCGAAGCAAAGGCAAAGATACTATTGTCAGAAAAAACAAGCGTTGCCGATTGGGAACGGATTATGGCAGAGAATAGTGGTTCAAGCTGGAAAGACGAATGGTTCGTTATAATTTTAAGTTTGCCATTAATTTTAT